GGGCCGAGGCCCGTGGGATGTAGGGCTCGGCGAAGACCGGCTCCAGGTCCTCCCAAGACAGGCGCTTGGCCTCCTCCATCTCGACGGCGCCGGGGCGGTACTCGACCTTCTCGTAGGAGCCGTCCGCCAGGCGTACCGTCTTGCCGCGCTTCGTGATCGCTCCCACCGGCAGGTCGAAGAACTCGTCCTGCGTCAGGTCCGCCTTGCTGCGGCGCTTCAGCGCTCGACGGCGGCGTCTGACGGTGGCCTCGGACGTATTGAACTCGTCGGCCAGGTCGAGGTTCGTTTTTCGCTCCCGCTCCGGCAGGGCGTCGTTGGCGATAATCGCCTCTTCCAGCGGGCTCATGGATCTCCTATCGCGAGGTAGCTGTGTTTTGCTGGGCAAAGTCTATAACCGTCCACACCCTTTTCCACAAATCCATTCACCATTTTGGTACCTACGTGTCCCATGTCACGCAGATAACTCTTGTCAGGTGTTGCCCCCGCCCTACTAACAGCCTACAGTTGAGCCATGAGCACTTCCACCTTCATCATCTCCGGCAAGGCCTGCCGCGGCTGCAAGCACTGCGAGCAGGGCTTCCAGCTGGTCAGCCTCAACCTCATCCACTGGACCCTCGTGCTTTGCACCGGGTTCCTGTGGCTCGCCGCCCCCATGTTCCACAAGCGCTGCCTGTGCTGCGGTCACAGCCTCTACATGAACCATCACTGATTGCCCAGCTCCCCACCACCCCATATAGGAGAATCCAATGACATCAGTAGCCACCAATCACATCGCCTTCCCCGACCGTTTCAACCCGCTGACCGAGCGCCGCACCACCGCGCAGTCCTGGATCAACGCCCTCAAGCCGTTCTTCCGCTTCGTGAACATCACCCCCGCTGAGGAGGACGGGAACATCCATATGGGAGTCGTGGCCGACAACGGCGAGAACGTCGTCATCACCCTGACCCCGTCCACGACCGTTCGAGGCCACTACGACCTGTGGGACGCTGAGGTGTATTTCAGATCACTCCAGGTTGGCCGCCTTACGCAGGTCGGGAACCTCAATGATCTGCTAACCTTTGTCACACGGGACATCTAAGGCAGATATTCCACCCTGACGAGGGTTACGGCCCCTACTCGCTTGGCTGGGCGGGTAGGGGCTTTCTCGCGCCTGAAACCCTAAATCTTGTCAGGTCTTGCAGAATCAACTGACAAAAGTTATGCTTGAGTCATCCACCTACGGCGCCTCGGCGCCACCTAAGGAGACACCATGAGCATCATGGACCTGAGCAGGGTCATAGCCCAGGCCCGTAGGGCCGCCCAGGGCTCGCACACGCCGTGCGGCCCGATCACCTGGGTGTGGGGAAAGGAGGACCTGAAGAACCTCCTGCACGCCCTTCACGACGCCTCAGAAGTCGTCATGGACCTGGAGACGACCGGCCTCGATGAGCACGCCGAGGCCGGCGGCGCTACCAACGGCGGATACCCCGCCCGCATCGTCCTGGCCGCCCTGACCCTTCCCAATGCCGACCGCACCGCCGCCGGCGCCTACAACTGGCGCAGCTTCGACGGCGAGCAGCCGATGACCTACCTCGTGCCTCTCTCGCACCCGGCCAGCCCGCTGCTCGGATCGTGGAGGAAGGTCATGGCGATCATCGGCCGCGAGATCAAGCGCAGCGGTCGGCCGTTCGTCAACGCGAACATCAAGTTCGACGCTCGCTGGGTCTTCGCCCAGGCCGGCGTGGACCTGTCCGACCGGATCGAGTGGGACACGACCGTCTCCTCCCAGCTGGTCGACACCGAGGCCCGCACCCGCCTGAAGATCCGCGCCGCGCGCGATTTCGGTATCGAGGAGTGGGACGACTTCGACCTCGGCACCCCGGGGGCCGCCGAGCAGGTCGACCTGATCCAGCTCGGCGAGTACGCCGCCCGCGACACCTACTACACCTGGAAGATCGAGCAGGAGCACCGCGACCAGATGTTCCTGACCGGGGATGGGGAGCCCTTCGACTCCGATGACATCCAGATGGCCCGGCTCGGGAAGGTCGCCACCTACGTGGCCATGCCGACTGTGAAGACGCTCACCAAGGTCGAGCAGCGCGGCTTCCTCCTGGACGTCGACTGGGTGCACGACAAGATCAAGGAGATGGACGCCCAGCGCCTCCAGGCGTGCTCGGACATCCTAGGCCTGTACGGCACGGAGCCGGCCCCCGCCCCCGCGAAGGACGGTGTGACCACCGCCGCGACGTCGAAGTGGTTCCGGGGCTTCGTGGCTCAGGCCATCGAGGCCGGCGACCTGCGCGTCACGGCCCGCACCGACTCCGGCAACGCTCAGTGGAACAAGGCGGTCCTCATCGCCCAGCAGCGTCAGGGCAGCCCCGCCGCCGACGCGCTGCTGCGCCACCGCGACGCAGTCAAGACGCTGGAGTTCCTGAATCAGTGGCTCGACCTCAGAGACCCCAACAACACGATTCACGCCACCTACAACGTCGGCCGCGTGAAGACGGGCCGCCTCAGCTGTGACTCACCTAACATGCAGCAGTGCTCGGCCCGCTTGAAGCCCGCTTTCATCCCCCGCCCCGGGTACGTCCTGCTCGACCTCGACTACAGCCAGGTCGAGCTGCGCGTGGCCGCGTTCATCTCCCGCTCCGCCCCAATGATCGAGGCGTTCCAGCGCGGTGACGACCTGCACCGCCTGCTCGCTGCGAAGATGGCGAACAAGGCACCGGAGGACGTGACCCCCCTGGAGCGTAAGAGGGCCAAGGCCGGCAACTTCGGACTGCTGTACGGCATGAGCCCAGGCGGTTTCCAGACCTACGCCGCCGCCGCCTACGACGTCGCCATGACCCTCGACGAGGCTCAGGCCGTCCACGCCGCGTTCTTCGAGATGTGGGACGGCATGCGACAGTGGCACGAGCGCGCCAAGCGCCGGGCCTACGAGCGCGGCTACGTCACCTCTCCGATCGGGCGCACGCAGTGGTTGTCTGACCTCTACTCGAAGAGCGCGTTCAAGGCGTCCCACGCCGAGCGCAACGCGCTCAACAGCCCTGTGCAGGGCTTCGGCTCGGACCTGATGCAGATGGCCGCCGCCTCGATCATGGGCACGCTGCCCGGCTACCCCCTACCCCGCGTCGAGGGAGCTCACGTCGTGGCCACCGTGCACGACGAGATCTGTATCGAGGCTCCGGAGGACCGCTGGCAGGAGATCCTGGTCGAGTGCAAGCGCCGCATGGAGGACGTCAACACCTTCCTGCGCCCTCTCGACTGCCAGATGGACGTGCCGATCGTGGCCGGCCCTAGCGCGGGCACCCGCTGGGGCGTGCACGACCTGCACGACGAGGACGACCCGCTGCCGGTTGTCTGACCTCCGCAACCCGCACAGTCTGACGCTTCAACCGCGTTAACAGTCATCACCAATCACACCCATCACACCTATAGGAGAACCCAATGAGAAACGCCCTGCGCGACTACCAGTCCAAGCTGTCCACCCTGGGCGGCCAGCCGGCTGCCCACGTCCGCGACCCTCGGTCCGAGATCGAGTACCTGGTGCAGATCACCGAGGAGCCGGACCCCGCCGGCCGCTATCAGATCACGATGCTGCTGTGCAAGCCTGACGAGGGGGTCCGCTTCCCCGACTCGATCCCGCACCGCACCCTGACAGAGATCGCAGCCGACCTGCTCAAGCGTGAGAAGCCTGCCCCCTTCGGCGGCAACCGCTACAAGGGGCCGGACCCCTCGGTCCTGCGCGAGATGGTGGACGCCGGCATGACTCGCCAGCAGATCTCCGCGAAGCTGGAGCGCAGCCCCTACACCATCGACTCGTGGCTGAGGCGGGCCCGTCGGATGGACCCCACGTTCCCGACGTCGCTCACGAAGGCGGGGGAGCGTCGGGCCCCGTCTAAGCGCCAGTCCGTCGAGCGTCAGGAGGCGGAGCGCGAGGCCGCCCGTCAGCGCGAGACCGAGGCCGCCCGCAGGCGCATCGCCGAGCTCGAACGCCGCTGACCGACCCCCGGCCAGCACCTCACCCCCAAGAGCCCCCGCTTCGGCGGGGGGTTTCTTGTGCCCTGCGTCACGGGTATACCCCCCGGGGGTATACCTTTTTACGGTTAAATCCGTGCAGTGGGTCACTAGTTTCTGGTACAGCTGTACTAGAACACCCAATCTAGTTCAATGGTGAACTACCCACGTACACATGTTCGAAAACACATCAACAGGGACCTTTCCCTGCAACAATGCCGAAAGGTCGCTCACAAAGAACATGACCACTTAGCGAGACAACTTGTCTCTCCTAGCGTGCAGTGACCGGGCTCACCGCCCCGTAAATTTGACCGTACCATAGCTTTAGAGGGTAAGTAGTACGGATGTACCAGAACTCCACTTTCGACTGGAACGACGCCCGAAGGTGGCAATTTTGAACGAGGGCGGCCTGACGAGGTTTCGCCAAAAGGTCCCCATATCCTGAGAGTTTCCTGGATACAGTACAACCGTATTGCCATCATACTTATGTCAAAGTGTATGCTGTTATACACCCCCCTGCAACGCACTCGGGCGTGTCGCTTTTAGAGAGGGCTCATTTTCTGGTACATCCGTACCACTTAGCCCGAAGGCTGGCAAAAGTGTCCATTTACCGACTGCCGGTCGACGTACTTTGTGAGCAGAAGAGGGACACAATTCACAGCCGCTACCCATTGCTTTTCGCGGCCCGGATCCGTTAATCGCGCGCCCACACACACTCGCGCCCCCCGAAGGGGGGCGCTCGTGTGTGTGGGATGTGTGTATATTCCGTTGCCGTTTCCGTTGCCGACCCTGCGCCGAAGCTCGGTCGCTGCGCTCCCTCGGATCGGCTTGGGTCCCGCCGAAGCTCGGCGACGCCCGCTGCGCTTCGCTGCGCGGG